CAAGCACTCACCCTTCTCCCGCGTCAAGACCCAGTGGTCCAACCTGACCGCTGACGACCTGCGGGCCAAGGGCTACGTCAAGGCCAGCCGCAAGAAGGACGTCGTCTACGAGGTCGCCAACCGGAAGACCGAGCCGACGACCGTTTACAACAAGACGAAGATTGACCGTGACGATGTCCTCGACATCACCACGTTCAACGTCGTTGCCTGGATGCAGCAGAACCTTCGCCTGGCCCTCGAGGAGGAGCTCGCACGCGCCGTCCTTATTGGTGACGGCCGTGAGGTGTCCAACCCCGACAAGATCAAGGAGAGCAACATCCGTCCGATCTGGAAGGATGACGAGCTGTTCTCCCACAAGGTCCTGATCGACAAGGACGCCAAGACCGCCGACATCATCGACGTCGTTCGCCGGTCCCGGAAGTTCTACAAGGGCTCCGGTTCTCCGGTCCTGTTCACCACGAACGGGTTCATCTGCGACATGCTCGAGATCAAGGACCACAACGAGCGCTACATCTACGAGACCCGGCAGGCCGTTGCCAACGCTCTGAACGTCTCGGACGTCATCGAGGTCGAGGTCATGGAGGGCGCCAACCGCGAGGTCGGCGGCAAGAAGCAGAACCTGCTCGGTATCATCGTCAACATGCAGGACTACACCCTGGGTGCTGACAAGGGCGGCGAGACCTCCTTCTTCGAGCAGTTCGACATCGACTTCAACCAGCAGAAGTATCTGCTGGAGGCTCGTTGCTCGGGCTCGCTGACGAAGTACAAGTCCGCGATCGTCATCGAGAAGGCTACGGCCTGATCCGGTCAAAATGGCAAGATTCTTCGGAAGCATAGGTTACGGACACGCTGTCGAGACATCGCCGGGAGTGTTCGAGGACAAGGTCACGGAGAGGGAGTACTACGGGGACGTGAATCGTTCCCAGAAGCAGTACGACAGTGAACCGAAGGTTCTCCAGAATCTCCGGCTAAACAACGAGATCTCTATCGTGGCCGACTCCTACGCCGAGGAGAACTTCTTCGCCATCAAGTATGTGAGATGGATGGGGGCGCGCTGGGTCGTCACGAACGTGGAGGTCCGCCGCCCCCGTCTCATCCTCAACCTCGGAGAGGTGTACAATGGCCCAACGCCTTGAGTTCCATCAGAAACTCGTCGAAGCGCTGGGCTCTAGGAACGTCTACTTCCAACCCCCGGAGTCCGTCCAGCTCACCTACCCGTGCATCGTGTACGAACGGAGTCGAGCCGACTCGAAGTTCGGGGACAACGCCAATTGGATGTACACGCCGCGTTATTCGGTCACCCTCATCAGCAGGAATCCCGACGAGCCGGTACTGGACGTCCTGGCCGACATGCCTATGTCCACCTTCGAGAGGCACTTCGTCTCGCACAACCTTCATCACGACGTGTTCAACATCTACCAAGGAGTATAGATGGCAGTCCTCACATGGGACGAGACGGGCAAGAAGTTCTATGAGACTGGTGTGGACCGTGGGGTCCTCTTCCCCGTCAACCCCGCCACTGGCGCTTACAGCAAGGGCGTCGCCTGGTCGGGTCTCACCAACGTGACTGAGACCCCGTCTGGTGCAGAGCAGACCGACCTGTACGCGGACAACATCAAGTACCTTTCTCTGACCTCGGCGGAGACGTTCGAGGGCAAGATCGAGGCATACACCTACCCAGACGAGTGGCTCCAGTGTGACGGCTCGGCTATTGTCGACAAGGTCGTCATCGGTCAGCAGGAGCGCTCCTCCTTCGGGCTGGCTTACCGCACTATCAAGGGCAACGACCAGCAGAAGAACAACTACGGCTACAAGCTGCACCTTCTGTACGGTCTGGCCGCCTCCCCCTCGGAGCGGTCCTACGGTACGATCAACGACTCTCCTGAGGCGATCACCTTCTCGTGGTCCTTCAAGGGCACCCCGGTGAACGTTACCGATCACAAGCCGACCTGTGTCGTTACCCTCGACTCCAGCGTCATCGGCAAGAACGGCATGACCGCCATCGAGAAGCTTATCTGGGGCGACGGCGCTAACGACGCCAAGCTCCCGACTCCTGACGAGGTCATCGCCGCCGTCAAGGCTGCTGGCTGACAACTCCCACGGACCCCGTGATGCGCTCCGGGGTCCGTGGTGACTCCAGGGAGGAACGAATGCTGACGATTCACGTCGTCGGGGATGAGCTCTATGACGAGGATCATAACGAGTTCATCAATGGATTCGAGGGCGACCTCGAGCTCGAGCACAGTCTCGTCGCTCTGTCAAAATGGGAGTCCAAATGGCACATCCCGTACATCGGCAACGAGAAGCTCACCGAAGAGCAGGTCCTGGACTACATCAAGTGCATGACTCTGAACGACGTCGACCCCGTCGTCTACTCGCACTTGTCCATGGAGAACGTGAAACGGATCCGAGAGTACATCGAAGACTCGATGACGGCAACCACATTCGTGGAGTCTGAGGGTTCGAGCCCTGCCCGTAACGTTATCACGTCAGAGCTGGTCTACTATTGGATGGTCGCTCTCCAGATTCCGTTTGAGTGCCAGCACTGGCACCTTCATCGACTTCTCACTCTCATTCGAGTGTGCAACCTCAAGAACCAACCCGACAAGAAGATGTCGACCGCCGCCACGCTTCGACAGAATCAGGCTCTGAACGCGGCGAGACGGGCCAAGTACAACTCAAGAGGTTAGTATGCCTGGCATTACTCCTCTCCTCCACGCAAAAGTTCGGGGAGAGTCCAGTCCGTTCAGCACCGTCTACATCTCCCCCACCAACGGGGTCACCGATGCCTCGATCACTCTGGGGGCTGACCCCAACTTCGAGCTGGATGTCGCCTTCTACGAGGGCTCCAAGGCCCTTCTTAGGGTCGTCCGCAAGGACGGCACCTCAGACCAGAAGGTGATCGACCTCAAGGAGTCGATGTCCGAGAAGGTCGTGTGGTTCAACTCCCGGGCCGCTGCCGGCTACGGGACATTCGACACCGGATGGATCAAGTGCCCCGACGATAACGCCTACGTCTACCGCATCATGGCGGGTACGGTCTATGTCAAGCGCAATAGTGACTGGCAAACTCAGGACCTTAACGGAACGAGGGACGTCAAGGTTGTCGATCTCCCCAAGGAGATCCAGGTTCGAAGCCGGGCAACGTTTGTTCTCCCCAAGGGCGACTACACGGACGACGGATCCATCATCGAGATCTGGCCCGGAGATGCGACAACGCCTCCGCGTGTCCGTGCACAGCTCAAGGCCAACGGCGCTCGGATCATCCCAGTGCTCTTCGCACCCATAGAGAACTCCAACGGCTGAAAAGGTCAAAATGACTGTATCTCAATACGCAGCATCCTGCGCCAGGTACTACGCCGACGTCGCGGATGTCGGTTACTCGCAGCCGGATCGCTGGACCTTCTACGATCGGTCCGACTGGGACGGCTGGCTCATCAATCCGCCCGCCAATGCCGACTGCTCGGCTCTCGTCGCAGGCTGCTACAACCTCGCCGCTCACCATGAGTGGGGGGAGCCCTTCACTGCCGGCTACTTCCCCAGGTCAACCTGGACCGGGTCACTGCGGGAGGAGTGTCTTCAGCGCAACTTCGCCGACATCTCGGACTCCTGGACGGGTAACGAGCCCGATGGTGGTTTCGAGATCGGCGACATCGTCTTGTCCGAGGCCGCTTCGGGAGGTCGAGGTCATGTCGCCATAGTGACGGCCCTCAATCCAACGGTTCTTTCTGAGGCATGGATCGCCGAGGATGGTTCCGACGATGGTTGGATGGGGGACCAGACTGAGCAAGAGGTCCGGTCCAAGGAGTACAACGAGCACCCGTACACCCAACAGGCGGCCTGGACGCACTGTCTGCGTCGACGGGACAACCACGGCAGTTCGGCCCCATCGCATACCGAGTCATCCTCCGGCACCTCCATTCAGCAGGCCGTCCTTCGAGCCGCTGACGTCACCGGGTGTCCCTGGTGGGCCGCTCTCGGCTGCCTCAAGGTGGAGACCGGCGAGGAGGGCGCCAACATCTACGGCCACGACGCCGGAGGTGCCTGCTCGGGCTGGGGCGAGGTCACGGAGCACAACTTCAAGAACTACTTCTGGCCCATCGTCTCCGAGTGGGGTACCTCGAACGGAGTTGGTCCGCTTCAGATCACCTACAACGGGTATTTCATCAACGATCCCGACCGAGCCTGGTGGGATCCGCAGAAGTCGGCCGAGGTCGGCTGCGCCATCCTCAAGGGTCTTATCGATTCCGAGGGTGATTCCTACGAGGACCTCCGCCGAGTGGGGTCTCGCTATAATTCCGGGACCATGTATGGGTCCTACGAAGCGTACGGCGTGCCGTTCTCCGACGCATGCCGCTACTGGTACAACAAAGGCCGTCCGTCTCAAGGTTCGAGCGACGGCGGAGAGGAACTCGAAGTGTCATACGCCACCGATCTGCTTTCCGAGATCAAGGACCGCCTTGTTGAGGTCTCCGACCAGACTGGTGCCGGTATCGCCGGTCGCCGTTTCGACGGCCCCATCGTTGGTTGGCTGAAGGACATCTCCTACAAGCAGGACCTGATCCTGAAGGCGCTCAACGAGGCCAAGTCGAAGTCTGACGAGGGCAAGTGAGGCCATCGTGCCTTACTGTCACGTCAAAGGAGACATCCCCCCGTTCGCCACACTAACCGTCGATCCCGATGACGGCCCCACCTTTGTTGATACTGCCGGAGAGAACGGTAAAATCGACGGTATGGTGTGGTTCTTCCGCAGCACCAATGCTCGTCTCTTCCTGGATGACCAGGGTTGGAGCGCCGCCAAGAACGTCACCCTGAGTGAGGACAACGTCGTCGACGTCACCATCAAGACTAATCGTCCTGCTGGTGGCGGAGGCGGCGGTAACGGGAACGTCATGGTCCTCGGTCGTGAGGAGCAAGTGCCCGCGGGTACTCCTCCGAACACGGTTATCGTACGAAAGGCCTGATCATGGCATCCCGCATGAAGGGTATCGCAGTCTCCAAGAACCAAGACGAGAAGCTCAGCGTCCCGTCGGCTGCTGGAGACTGGGCGCTACTCGTAGTGGGTGGCCAGCTCAACCACATGCGGGATTGTACGCCCGCGGGTTGGACCGGGAAGTACGCCGGTGGCGAGGACATCCGGTCTTGTACCGTAGCCGTCAAAATGGTTGCCGATCCTGCCGACACACAGAACGTTGTGTGGAAGTCTCCGGACCCGGCCCACAACGGACGGCACGTTGCAGTTCTCATGGTATTCGATGGGGCCAAGGTCAAGAGCCTGGTCCCTCGTGTACCTGGAGGAAGCGCCGATGGCTGGAAAGACGGACCATTTCCTCAGATCACAGGGTTCGTGCAGCATGACATAGCTGCCCTTCCGGTGGCTACTTTCCCGCCCAACGTCGAGTCGTTGACCAACGGCGCTTGGGGTAAGGATACCAAGCTGTCTTGGTCGTCGATCGTCGTCGGGTATGCTCAGTCGCCGTATGTTCCGCCAACCGAAACTGGTGTGAAAACCCTTTTCGGCGTCGACGTCCAGCTTCAGGAGCAGACCGGTTCGCTCGATCCTTCTCTTGCAGACGGGTCTGGCGTTCGAGTCACCGTTTGGGACGGGGCTCGGGAGACCCCAACAAGCACGATGCGCGCAATTCCGGGAGGCGCCAAGACAATCGCTGAGCTGCTCAGTACGCCACATTTCATCGTGGGGCATCGGGGCTCATCCCAGTCTTGGCCTGAGCACACCGAGATCGGCTACACACAGGCGGTTGATTACCACGCGCATGCGCTGGAGTTCTCGGCTGCCCGGAGCAAGGATGGTGTCTGGTTCGGATGTCACGACAAGAGTCTGTCGCGTCTTGTTCCGGCCCTGACCAAGAACGCTGACGAGTACACCTGGGCTGAGATCAAGGCCGAGGCATCGAAGACCCAGTACCTGCCGGCGACGATCGATTGGCTGATCGATACGTATTCCAAGAGTCACGTCATCGTCTTCGATCCAAAGCACAAGCTCGGTGAGTGGAAAGACGTTTGTGCCATGTTCAAGGGCATGGAGCAGAAGGTCATCCTCAAGGCGTATTACGACTCCAAGTGGGCGTTCGATATGATGCGAGAGCGAGGCTTCAA